TTTTTTCACAAACCAGATCATTTAAAAAACAGACAACTAATAGTATGTGATGAAGCATCAGAACTAGAAAACGTTATTGTTAGTCGGTATAGCTGTAGCATTGAGTGTGGTAAGCTGAACAAGTATGGTTTTAGTTTACCGTATAGCACAAACCGAAAACGATTTTACGATAATCTATGTACATTATACTCTAACCTTGAATCGAGGTATGTAGAACTTTTGCGCATGCTAGATAAGCATCAAGATACTATTAGTGAAGATCGAAAGAAAGAGTTTAAATTCATTACCGACTTAAAAGGAGACTTGAGTTTAATCGCTGATACATGGAGTCAATCTGAATATATTATTCACTCTGTCTATGAACGTAATAAAAAATATATTAAACTAATCCCTAAAAAGATAGATAATCTTGCACAGCATTTGTTTCAATATGCAGACAAAGTATTATTAATGTCAGCTACGTTTGTTGATTACAAAAGCTTTATGAGAGGGTTGGGTATACCCGAGCATGAATACAAATATATAGATCTACCATCAACGTTTGATCCAAAAAAATCTCCTATCTTATTTGGTAACTTTCATTTATCAAAAAAGAACTTAGAGAATAGTTTTCCTAAAATTGTTGGGTGTGTCAAAGAAATATTACAAGAGCATAAAAACGATAAAGGGTTAATACATACCCAATCTAACAAGATTACTAATATGCTTAAAGATAATATTAGATCGAAACGTATTTTATATCGTATTCGAGGTGATAAGGACAATATAGATATACTCAACGAACATCTAAATACAGATGCTCCTACAGTTTTAGCAAGCCCTTCAATGAGTTTTGGTGTTGATCTTAAAGGAAACGCGGCCCGGTTTTGTATTATTATTAAATGCCCATGGCCCGACTTAGGAGATGTTCGTATTAAAGAAATGTCAAAGAACAACTATAAGTGGTACTCTAATAAGATGTTTACTACGTTTATTCAGCAATGTGGTCGTTGTACGAGAAACGAAAATGATGCTAGTATCACTTACGTATTAGATGCAGGAGGTATCAGAAAATTAGTTCCGGATTACCTTAATTTATTGCCAAAATATTTTATAGACCGGTTTGTTTAATAAATATTTATAATGAAAAATCAATACTATGGTTTTGAGCTGAAAGATATGATAAGGCAGTTTATTACTGCCTTTAATAGTATTGTAATAAACAGATACAATAAAAGTAAAACTGTTGTAGATCAGCTCAAGGTTGGTTTTTATTACGGACCTAAAGAACGTGCGCTTCATGATGTAGTCAATAAAGCAGGTTCTTTAAAGCTCCCAGTTGTTGCTGTACATTATACTTCTATTACTAGAGACCCAGATAGAGTCTTTAATAAGATTCCAGGCTTTTATTTTAGTAAAGCACCAACAGTAAGTGGAGGGGCTCTTAACTCTGATCATTTAAAAACTCCATTACCAGTTAATGTTGGTATCAACATGTCTATTATGACAAAGTTTCAAACAGACATGGATCAAATTATTAGCAACTTTGCTCCTTATAATAATCCATATATTATAATGAGCTGGATTATACCTACATCTCAAAACTTAGCTAGTAACTATGAAATTAGATCAGAGGTATTATGGTCAGGAGATATAAGTTTAGATTATCCTATCGAAGTATCTAGTACTCAACCTGCAAGAGTTATTGCTAATACAAGCTTTACAATTAAAGGTTGGTTATTCAAAGGACCCGCTGCTGAAGATACTAAGAACATTTTCACAATAGATCAAAAATTTGTCCCTGTAAGTGGGTTTGATTATGAGTAAATTTATAAACTATAATAGTACATTAACCAACGTTACGTCATTTAGCGCGAACTTTGAAACAAGAGAACTATCCGCTAGACCAGAGTTTACTGCTGATAACACCTATACTACTCTCGCAAATGGTTTTTCTGGTAGTAGGACGTTTACTGGTTATGGCTTTGATTCAGTAGAAGGAGTTCTTTTGAGTGCTACTAATGATGCTTTAGTGTTTACTAGCGCTGCAAGCGGTAAATTTGTCAATTGGCCAGTATCTGGTTTTACATCAATTTCTTCTTTATGTGACGGTGCAACGTTAGATCCACCACTTTCAGGACTGCTTTTTAGCGACTTTACCTTAAATAACTATAATAGTATGACTGTAAATTTCCCTGAGCTAACAGCAACAGGCACTATTGATGTTATTGCATTAAATGCTGCTGGTTATGGGAGCTTAGTGAAGGACATAAACACAACAATAACAATTAACTAGTATGGACGACGGAAAAAAAGGAACATTTGGTAGAGGTCTGCAAAAGTTTATAGCTAATAACTTACCGTACAGATCGCCAGCAGCTATTATCGACGATGTCGCGGCAGAGAACCCTAAGTTTAAAGAGTTCTATAAAGCAGGTACAGTGCGTAAAGAGTTACTCGCCCAGCACTCTGTTATTGCTCCTAAACTACCAGAAGGTACTCACCCAGTTGGTTCATTTTTAGCAGATAAAGCGTACAATGAACTCATGTACGCTACATTAGATGTAGATAAGTATCGTCGCATTAGGGATTATCGAACTATGTCTCAATTTGCTGAAGTAGCAGATGCGTTAGATGAAATCTGTGATGAGTTTTTAAACGAAGATGAGCATGGTAACATGATTAAACTCGCTATGCGCAATGTAGTTGGAGATTTTGACCCGTTAGTAAGTAAGCAGTTACATTCAGAATTTGATAAATTTATTAATCTTTTCGATCTAAAAGAAAATGCATGGGAGTTTATTCGAAACCTGTTAGTAGATGGTGAATTATATTTTGAAAACATCGTACACGAAAAACATCTTAAAGAAGGTATATTAGGCGTTATAAATGTACCTGTACAAGCAATTGATCCTGTATATGATAATTATCAAAATATGCATGTCAAAGCATTTTTACTTCGCAAAGCAAAACATCATAAAGAAGCAGACGAGCATCAAGATGGGTATACTGGTATGCAAGATAAAGATTTTATTCCAATGGAAAAAAATCAGATTACTTATATTAATTCTGGTACATGGAATGAAAATAAAACTTTCAGAATACCGTTTATTGAAAATGCCCGTAGAGCTTATAGACAGTTATCGTTGATTGAAGACTCTATTATCATATATAGGTTAGTCCGTGCACCAGAAAGACTAGTATTCAATGTGGATGTTGGTAATATGAGCCCTCCAAAAGCGGAAAGCTATATTCGCAAACTAATGCAAAACTATTGGAGTAAAAAGGCATTTAGTTTAGATGATAATAAGAGAGTAAATTCTTTTAACCCTCAATCTATATTAGATGCTTATTGGTTTCCTAAAAGGGAAGGTAGTACAGGTACAGAAGTTAATACATTACCTGGCGGCCAAAATTTAGGAGAGTTACAAGACTTAGTATATTTTGTTAAGAAGTTATATAAAGCTCTTAAAGTACCTACTAACAGAGTAGATGTCGAAAATTCTCAATATAGCGCAGACGCTAACGTATTGAGAGAGGAATTAAAGTTTGCTAACTTTATTGTTAGACTACAACACCAATTTGCTAAGGGCTTAAAAGACTCTTTTGTTACTCACCTAAAGCTTAAAAATTTATGGAAACAGTATGAATTGAAAGAGAACTCTTTTGATTTACAATTCACACCACCTCGTAACTATTTTGAATTACGTAAACAACAGATACTTGATCTTAAAGTTAATAACTTTAACACTCTCACGTCTAACGAATCTATATCTAAAGGGTATAGTCAGAAAGAGTATCTTGGTTGGACTGATGAACAGATTAAAGCTAATAGAGAGTGGTTACGTAAAGACGCTGCATTACAACATGAACTAGAAGGTATACGCAGTGGAGGAGCTGATTGGGCTGCAGGAGGAGGTGCAGCTCCTGCTGGTGGTGGTGCTCCGGTTGGTCCTGGTGGAGAAGAGATGCCACCCGATATGGGCCCTGATGTAGCCCCAGATGCAGGTGGAGATGAAGCTCCAGGTCCTGAACCAGTACCTACACCTGGCGGTGAAACTTCAGCGTTGCCGACATAAATAATTATGTGGCAACAGATACCTGGTCAGATTCATATTTAAGTGCTGGTGGTTTAGTATATTCTACATATCTTGCAAACCAAGTTTCGACTTACCAGCGTCTCGCGGATAGAATATCGTACGCTCTTGGTTGGCCTATTGTTAATTTAGAGTTACACGGCAATCAAGTATATACTAATATCGCTCATTCTGTTGAATTTTTTAGTAAGTACGCTGGATATACTGAAGAGCATTTAGTTTTTGATAGTGATAAGTACACTAGAGGTAAAGGGTTAGATATTGCTGAACTGTTAACTATTACTCCGGAGTTAACTGCTACTTATGATTCTACTATTGAAGTTACTACTCGTACTACTTCAGAAGTAGCGACAACAACTGGTAGAGACTTTACTGCTGGTAGTGAAGGTACATTTATTTCATTATTCGAATTCAATGTAGGGGATGCAGCAGTCGATCCATCAGAGTATACGTTTACTGTTACGCTCGCTGATTCTAACGCGCAAGTTTCGAAGGCTTTAGTTATCGCAGTCTCGGGTGACACTGCATCAGAATCAGCAGATGTAAGTCTTACTCAGTATGGTGATGTATTTACAACATCAACAGAAATTTTTGAAGTCAGTTCGATTCCTGGTGTTAAGACTGAACAGTTCGGTGGTAGCTTTACTAATAATGTTTCTGTTGGTATTGTATTAGGAGATGAAATGACTAAGGCAGGCTCTGTTAACGCGAACCGTAATGCCGTATCTACTGACGCTACTACTACGCAGCAGCTAACATCCCAAAAACCCATTATTGGTAACTTTGATGATTTGACTAGACAAAAGCGAAAGGTTATAGATGTATATAGTCACGAAGAAGCTAGTAGTAATAGTTTAAATACTCTTTTCACTATCGAGCAAACATTAGCGCAACAAACGTATTTTAGCTACGCGATGGGTAATTACGGGTTTGACTTAGTGAGCTGGTATATCTTAAAACAGTGGTTAGAGACTCGAGAGAAAATGCTCTCTACAAAACGATATTTTAAATTTGATGACCGAACTCAACATTTACTTTTATTACCGGAACCTAAATCTGGTGAACGATTCTATGGTTGTGTAAGTTGCTATGTAGAAAAACCTATTAGAGATATAATTAAAGAACCATGGGTCTTTCAATACGCATTAGCTTTAACTAAAATTACATTAGGTCGAGTACGTGGCAAGTTTGGTAACGCACAGCTGTTTGGTGGTACTAATTTAGACACCTCTATCCTTCAAGAAGGTTTACAAGAAAAGAAAGAGCTTGAAGAGATGATGACAACTGGTGGATCTACTGGATTTGGTGATGGTGCTCCTCCAATGTTTTTTGTAGGGTAATGGCTCCTCACAAAAAAGGTGATTTCAAGAAAGGTATATATCGCCCGATATATAAACAAAAGTTTTTAGGCAAAAAATTCCCGCAATATAGAAGCTCGTGGGAACTTCATTTTTTTAAATGGTGTGATTATAATCCCAATGTATTAGAATGGACGAGTGAAGGTATAATAGTACCTTATGTAAGTCCTTTAGATACTAAAACTCATAGATACTTTGTTGATAATAGTTTAGTACTAAATGAACGAGGTAGTAAGAGAAGATACTTAGTAGAGATTAAACCATACAGTCAAACTCAGCGACCAGTAATGCGTGGTCGTAAGAAGCAGAGTACGTTTTTACATGAGCAGGCTACGTACGATGTTAATCAAGCGAAATGGAGAGCTGCTAAGCAATGGGCAGATAATCACGGGTATAAGTTCCTTATTTTAACAGAAAGAGAACTATTTAGCGGAAAAAGCGCAAAGAGATAATAAATAATTTATAAGATTATGTCATTTAAGTTACTTGTCGAAAAAACAGACCCGCAAGAGTTTGAGTATATTCTCGAAGAGAAGAATACAAAAGACGCTCCGAGGTTATATATCAAAGGACCATATATGATGGCGGATGATGTTAACAAAAACAAACGCGTATATGATCTTGATAATATGATCGAAGAAGTTGCGAGGTACGAAAAAGAAATGATTAAAAATGATCGCGCTATGGGAGAATTAAATCATCCTACTACAGCTGAAGTAGATCTAGAACGCGCCTGTCATATTGTTACAGAAATGACTCAAGACGGTAGTACCTTTATTGGTAAAAGTAAAGTATTACAGACTCCATGTGGAGAAATAGTACGTAAATTAGTTACAGATGGAGTGAGGGTTGGTATGTCTTCTCGTGCATTAGGTCAAATAGATCAAAAAGGAGACATCGGTCATGTTACTCAAATGAAACTAGTAGCTATTGATTGTGTTGCTGATCCTTCTTATTCTGATGCTTTTGTAAATGGTATTTTAGAGTCAAAACAATGGATTTTAAATAAAGAAGGTACATTTGAAGAGCACTATGATAAGTTCGAAGATAGCTTAAAGAATTTACCACGTAAAGATGTTAATGATTTCTTAACGGAAAAAATTATTGCGTTTATCCGAAATATATAAGAAAAATAGCGAAAAGAGTATAAATAATTAAGATGGACCAAAAACAAGACATCAAAAGTTTTATCTCTAATGTAGTAGATAAAAACTACGCAGCTGCAAACAAAAATTTGCAGTCTGTTGTTAATGCAAAACTCAAAGAGAGGGTTGCAAAAGCTAAAAAGAAAAATTTATTTTAAGATCATGAGCAAGATATCTGATTTATTACAAGAAGTTGGGAAAGACGTTCTTACAGAAGAAAGTCTTGAGCAAATTGAAACAGTCTTTAAAGAGGCTGTAGACCAAAAAGCTGAAGAACGCGCTCAAATCGCGACTGAAGCAGCACTACAAGTACAAGACGACGAACACTCGAAGAAACTTGAAGAGCTCTTGGAAGCAATAGATAAGGATCACGCGAAAAAACTCGAGAAAGTTGT